CCGATCATCCTAACTGATGATGATGCTGCTAAAATAGATGCTGGTACATTAAAACCAAAAGATTCAGTTGGCTCAATCGGTGATTATGCAATTGTTGCTCAAACTATTGGAAACACTGGTGAATCTGGATTTAGCCTGTTTAAAGAACCAGTTGTACTTTACTACAAACGAAATTCAACACTATTAGGTGGCGACACTTGGGTAGAAGTTGGTAGCAACGACTGGACACAAAGCAATCCTGCAGTATCTAGTTCAGCAGCAGTTGGTACACTAACTGCCACTAACACATTTTATATTAACGGTACATTGATTACTGTTGTTTCTAGCCTATCTACATTAGCAGATAACATCACAACAGCAGTTGCTGGTGTTAAAGCTGTAGCTAACAACAACAGATTGTATTTGTATTCCGATGGATCATTAGGACAAATATCTGCAGAGTCAGACTCTACATTGTCAAATGCAATTGTTATTGCAGGCGGCGGCACAAATTCTGCTGTAGCACTTACTCAACTAGGGTTAGTAGCAGGCACATATTATGGCCCAGCTCTACAACAAACTCCACACACTAGCGTTCCAGAATGGAAATCAACAAACACTAAACCACGTCCTACAGGTTCTGTATGGATCAAGACAACAGAACCAAACTACGGTGCTCGTTGGATTGTCAAGCGTTGGAGTGCTGCTACTAAGACATGGATTGAATATTCAGCTCCTATCTATTCTAGCACACACGCTGCTCTTTATTATCTAGACCGTAGTGGTGGTGGTAGTGGTGTTGCTACAAACAATTTATTTGTTCAGAGCAATAGTACTGAAAACTCATTAAGTGATGCATCACCAGAAACTGCTTCTTTTAGACTATGGAAGAGAGTGACAACTGGCAATACAGTAATTACTTCAAATATTATTGCATCAGCAACTTTAACTTCAGGTGAAAATACTTTTACAATTAAAGAATCATCATCCGGTAATTTAGCATTGAGTGCTGCTACAACTATTTCGTTTACAGCAGCAGGCACAGTTAACGATGCAGAAACACTAGCAACAGCAATTAATGCTGCTGGCCTAACTCATGTTGAAGCTACTATTACCGCAGATAACGAAGTACAGATTTATCACAAACAAGGCGGTGACATTCGCTTAACTGACGGCACACGTACTCCTATTGGAAAGATCTTTACAGCATATAACGTTGACCTAGGTACTGGAACACAAAACTTATACACAGTAGGAACAGGTGCTACAGAAACTTTTGTTGCGACTAACTGGATTCCATTATCAACAGATGACTTTAATGCTACTGCATCTGTGCCATTAGCAGAGCCAGCAGATGGTCAGCTATGGTACAATCCAGCGTTTGACGAAATTGATATTATGGTTCACAACGGTGAAATTTGGACTGGCTACAAAACAGCGACAAGCCCATACTTTGCATCCGCAGCAGCAGACAAGACAGATCCAAATGGTCCAATTGTAGCAGCCAGCGAGCCAACAACACAAACTGACGGAACGCCATTGAAGAACGGTGATCTTTGGATTAGTACTTCAGATTTAGAAAACTTCCCAACTATCTATCGCTACGATGGATTGAATTTAGAGTGGGCACTAGTTGACAAAACAGATCAAACTACAGAAGACGGTATCTTATTTGCAGATGCTCGCTTTGGATCAAGTGGTGCTACTGGTAATACAGCGGCTACTATCAAAGATTTGTTAGTCAGCAACTTTGTAGATTTTGATTGTCCGGATCCAAGCCTATATCCAAAAGGCATGTTGCTATGGAACTTGCGTAGAAGCGGCGGCAACGTTAAGCGTTATGCAAATAACTATATTGACACAGCAGCAAAAAATATTCGCTACGAAGCAGTATATAACGATGCAGGCGACAGTCCCGTAATTGGTGATGGTCAGGCAGCATACGCTACCGATCGTTGGACAACAGCTTCACCAAACAATGAAGACGGTTCCGGCAGCTTTGGACGTAAAGCTCAACGTGCTCTAGTTGTACAAAAATTAAAGAGCGTTATTGATACAAGTTCAGAGATTCGCGACGAAGAGCGTAGAAACTTTAACTTAATTGCTTGCCCTGGTTATCCAGAAGCATACAGCAATTTAATTAACTTGAATTTAGATCGCGGTATGACTGCATTCGTACTAGGTGATACACCATTACGCTTGCCAGCAGATGCAACCAGCTTAACAGCTTGGGGAACAAATGCTAATGGCGCACTAGACAACGGTGATACCGGTATTGTTAGCTATGACGAATACTCCGCAGTATGGTATCCAAATGGTTTCACTACCGATCTAGGCGGTGCTAACGCAGTTGTTCCTGCAACACACATGATGTTGCGTACAATTGCCCTAAGCGACCAAGTTAGCTATCCATGGTTTGCACCAGCAGGTACAAGACGTGGTGGTATTACTAACGCAACAGCAGTTGGTTATATTGACGCTGACACAGGTGAATTCCAATCAATTGCTTTAAACGAAGGTCAACGTGATACACTGTATGATCTAAAAGTTAATCCAATTCCATTCTTTGTTGGTGTTGGTCTAGTTGCATACGGTCAAAAGACTCGCGGAAGAAATGCTTCAGCACTAGATAGAATTAACGTAGCACGTTTAACAGTATACTTACGCAGCCAGTTGAATAAACTAGCTCGTCCTTATATCTTTGAACCAAACGATAAAATTACCAGAGATGAAATCAAAGGAGCAGTTGAGAGCTTGTTGATTGAGTTGGTAGGTTTACGTGCTCTATATGACTTTGCTGTTGTATGTGATGAATCAAACAACACAAATGCAAGAATCGATCGCAATGAGCTATGGGTAGATATTGCTATTGAGCCAGTAAAAGCGGTAGAATTTATTTACATTCCATTGCGTATTAAGAACACAGGAGAGATTTAAAAATGGCACTAACTTCCTTAAATAGAATTTCGATTCCTACCTCAAACGGCAACAGTGGCACTGCGCTACTGATGCCAAAACTAAAATATCGCTTTAGAGTGCTATTATTGGGTTTCGGAGTTGAGGCTAGTACAGAACTTACTAAACAGGTATCCGACGTATCAAGACCAAAAGTCGACTTTGAAGAAATGACCATTGAGGTATATAACTCCAAAGTTAAACTAGCTGGCAAACCATCATGGGGCGATGTAACATTGAACCTACGTGACGATGCTAACGGTCAGGTACAAAAAATTGTCGGACAACAAGTCCAGAAACAATTTGACTTTATGGAACAGGCTTCTGCACGTTCTGGTATTGACTACAAATTCCAAATGAACATTGAAATGCTAGACGGCGGCAATGGTACATTAGAACCAAACATTCTTGAAAAATGGGAACTATATGGTTGTTATGTAGCCAGCGTTGATTACGGCGAAGCTAACTACGGTTCAAACGAACCAATGACAGTTGCCCTAACAATCAAGTTAGATAATGCTGTTCAGTTTGCTGGTGCTAGCGGAACAGGTATTGAACGTGGTATTGGTTCTGTAGTTGGAAGAACTCTAGGCACAACTATAACAGGTCGCTAATAAGTTTTTATTACTTAAAAACCTGGATTAAACTCCAGGTTTTTTTACGACTAAATAATTGTATGGCAAATGTATTCACTAGATTTCTTCAAGGCGTAGGCGATGGCCTACTAACACCTAAAGGCGGGCTTGCTGACTGGCGCCACGCATCACGATTATTCATAGAAAACGGCTATAGGCTCATGCCTCGTAGCAAGTTTATGTTCTATGTGAGATTTGAAATTAACAAGAGTGTGTTAACTTCTGCAACATTTACAAATACGCATGCTGATGAAATTGGCTACTTAATAAAAAGTACCGACCTTCCAAAATACAAATTTGAAACTGTCACTAAAAATCAATACAATCGAAAACATATAATTTACAAAAACTTTACCTATGAAGGTATCAGCATGAAATTCCATGATGATACTGCTGGGGTAATTAATGCACTTTGGGCATTGTACATGGGCACCTATGTACAAGATAGACACAACCCCGAAGCTGCGTTTTCTAAAACCAATTTCCTATCTTCAGATACTACATTTTCAAGTTTTAGATACGGTCTAGACAAGCAAGGAAAGACACTAGATTTCTTTAAGTCAATTACCATATACACAATGAGTCGACGTAGATTTTTAAGCTATACCCTAATCAATCCTAAGATAACAAGTTGGCAACACGGCGATGCTGGATATTCTGCTAATGAATTTAATGAAACTACTATGAATATAGAATATGAATCTGTAGTATATGGTACAGGCAATGTTGCTAGAAATACACCAAAGGGATTTGCAAATTTATATTATGATAATGTTCCTAGTCCGTTAACTGTAGGCGGTGGTGGTGTCGGTAATCTATTTGGAGAAGGTGGCGTACTTGATGGCCTAGAATCTATATTCGGCGACGTAGCAGGCGGTTCGGCATTTGGTAGTGTTGGTGGATTCCTAGGCACCGCAATTAGTGCAGTAAA